GGCTTGGGATAATGAAGGAAAATCTAGGCTGGTATGGGCGGGAAGGCTTGAGACTTGGGGCGATATTCAAGCCAAGGCAGAGGAGTTTAAGGTAGAGGCCAAGTGCGTTTTCTGCGATTCGGGCGATCAGACCCGCGATGTATATTTGCATTGTTGCAAGAACGGCTGGATGGCCTTGATTGGTTCAGACAAAACCAGCTTCTCGGAGATTGTCGGCCAACAAAAGATTCAACGCCCCTTCGCCAGAATTGCCAATGGCGACCCCTTTAGCGGCAAGGCCACAGGCTCACGGGCTGGATGGAAATGGAAACTATGCCCCGTCTGGCGTTGGTCGAACCCTGCCTTCAAAGACATCCTATCGAACCTTCTAAAAACCGAGGGATTCATCGCCCAAGACACTCCCCTAGCTTATCACGAACACCTATCCGCCGAGGCCAAGGTTAAGGTAAAGAATCCGATGACCGGGCGGGAAAGATATGTTTGGAAACAGATAGGCAAACACAATCACTTATTGGATTGTGAATGCATGGGCATTGTGGGGGCGGCCTTGCATAAGAGGCTGAAAATCATGCCAGCAGGCTTGACAGAGGAGGTTGAGCATGGCGAGGGGTGATTTTGTTGGCTTACCCGTTGCTACCCTAAACTCACTTCGGGACAAGTATGTTGCTTGCTTGGAGGCGATTGCGGTGGCTGGGGCAAGCTATTCTATTGCTGGTCGTTCCTTTAGCAGGGCGAACCTTTCAGAGGTGCGTGAAATCATTGCAGAGCTTACCCTGGCCATTGAGAATGCGGCTGGAACCAGAATTAGAACCACCTATGCAAAGTTTGGACCGTGAGCAAGATTAAGCAAAATTTCTTAGACAAGGTGGTTGCCTTTGTTAATCCCCAAGCAGGGGTGCAAAGGATGATGGCCAAGAAAGCCCTGACCAAATTTGAATACGATGCTGTAAAATACACCAGGGAGAGGAAGGGGCCGAGCAATCTTTCTGGTGCTGAAGATTATCGCAGTAATTATGATCGTGTAGAGTTGATGAAGAGAGCTAGGGATTTGTCTGAGAACAATGGCTTGGTTCGTTCTATCCTTCTTAAGTTTGCCAGCCATGTGGCCGCCAATATCACCTACCAGGCCAGAACAGAAAACCCCAAGGCCAATACAGACATTGAGGCTTATTGGAATGACTGGTTTGAAAATTGCGACCTGTCCACCAGGCATACGGGCTCAACTCTTATGCAGGTGGCAACCATATCCATGCTTCGTGATGGAGACTTCCTCTTTGTATTGGTCAGAGACAAGAATGGAAACCTAAAGCTTCAAGGCATTGAGGCAGACAGGCTCGGTGACCCTTACAAAACTTACACAAGCCTGGAGCTCATTGGTGGCATCCACATTGATAGGGACACAGGATCACCCACAGCCTATGACATCTACAACAGGAGCATTGGGGACTTCTATAACTACCAAGTAACAATCCCAGCCTCCCAGGGCTTCCACTATTTTGACCCGCTTCGCATTGACCAATACAGGGGCATCTCTGCTTTCCACACAGCCATCAATGATGCCACAGACATTTACGACATTGTTAATTTTGAAAAACTGGCGGCCAAGGTTGCCAGTTCCCAGAGTGCAGTAATTAAGAGAAACAACAACAATGCCTCTGACCTTACAGCCCTAACCACAGAAGAAAATTTTGATAACCAGCAAATCAAGCTGGAATCCATGGAAGCTGGCAAGGTTTCCTATCTGGAGCCTGGAGAGGATATTGTTTTCCCAGACGGCCCCAGCAGACCAAGTGGAGCTTTTGCAGAGTTCCACAAAATCCTTCTCAGGAACATCTGCATGGGGCTTGGAATCCCCTACTCCTTTGCTGTTGATCCCTCTGCCATGTCCGGCCCTACTGCCAGGCTTGAAATGCAACAGGCTGGCAGAACTTTCAAAAGATACCAAAAGCTTTTGGACGACAAGGTTCTTAGGCCAATCAAAAACATTGTCATAGCTGATGCTGTTGCCAGGGGGATGATTTCTGGAAGTGGAAAGACAACCACCAAGGGCTTTTTCAATTTTGGAGCCAATGTGTCCATCGACTTGGGACGGGAGTCCGCCTCAGCCATTGCAGAGTTTAAGGCTGGGCTAAGGACTGCATCCGACATCTACTCTGAAAGGGGCATGGATGTTGAGGCGGCTTTGAGGGCTAGGGCTATTGAAACCAAGATGATCCAAGACCTAGCCAAGGAATATGGAGTGCCAGCCCAGTCTGTCTCTGAAATTCTTTTGCCTACTGGCCAGCCCCAGGGACAAGCCCAACAGCAGACCAAGGAAGGTCAGCCAGCAGAAGGCCAGCAAGACCTAATTGGACAATCTCTCAATGGTGCTCAGGTTTCCTCTCTCATCAATGTTATCAATGCCGTGGCCGCTGGTGCATTGTCCAAGGATGGTGCAATTTCTGTTATTGTTGCCGCCTTCCCAACCATTTCCAGGGAACAGGCACAGGGCATTGTGGCTGGTGTTCAGCAGGGCAAGATGATCCCAACCACAGAAAAAGAAAAACAGGCCAACCAAGACCAAAGTAACCCAGAAGAAGGCCAAGGTGGTTCAGCAGTTCCAGTTGAGCCCAAAACCCCGCAGACGCCCACAGGCTTGGCTCAAAAAAAAAGTAGTTTAGAGATTCTGCAAAATTTCAGCCAGCATGATTTGAAAATGCTGATTGCTGGAATGATGGGTGGCATTGAGTTGGGCAAGTATGATGGAATTGATTTCACGCCCCCCGAAGGAGCCAGGGAAGCCGCCAAGAGGGCTCTGGATGTAAGGGAAAAGAAACCAGCCAGCCAAAAGGGAATGACCCCCGTTGGAATTGCCAGGGCAAGAGATTTGATGAATGGGGTAAAGCTCTCGCCAGATACCGTCCGAAGAATGAAAGCCTTTTTCGACCGCCATGAGGTGGATAAGAAGGGTGAAACCTGGGATGAGCAAGGCAAGGGATGGCAAGCCTGGAATGGGTGGGGTGGTGATGCTGGTTATGCTTGGGCAAGGAAAGTGGTTAGGCAGATGGATGCCAGGGACAATGGCAAGAGCCTTGAAGAGCCAACAACCTGCCCAATTGCAACCCAAGACATAAAAGTTAATTTAAAGAATAGGCAGACTGCTGTTGATGATGCCAACTACGGCCCAGCCAACCCAAATGAGCCCAACGAGGATTACTGGAAAGCCAAGGCAGATGAGTTCCAAGGGGACATTGCTACAGCAAAGAAAATGCTCTGTGGCAATTGTGCGGCCTTTAATCAGACATCTAAGATTCTGAATTGCATCAAGAAAGGTATTGGGGAAGATGCCAATGAGGTGGCAATTGCTGGGGATTTGGGATATTGTGAAATTTTTGATTTCAAGTGTGCGGCCAAAAGAACCTGTGATGCCTGGATTGTTGGCGGCCCAATGACTGACGAGAAGGAAAAAGAACTAGCCAGGCCAGGCCCGAAATCCACATCCCAGACCCCTGCCCCTCCATCAGAGAGAATTAAAGGCTCCAAAGAAAACAAGCCTGGTTCTGCGGCCACAAAAAGCACGGGGGGCAAGATTGATATTGGGGAAGGGGCTGAAGAGGCCATTAAGAACAAGCTGAAGGAATGGAAAGACAAATACCCAAACAGGAAAGCCCCCAGCCTTGGAACCCTAAAGAAAGTATTTAGAAGGGGAGCGGGGGCATTCTCAACCAGTTTCCGCCCAACTATCAGCGGAGGGCAACCCAACTCCCGCAACGCTTGGGCAATGGCTAGGGTCAATAAGTTCTTAAAGATGGCTGGCGGGGGAGAAGTCAAAGAATCCTACCGCAAGGCTGATGGCGACCTTTTGACATAAGGAAAAAATCATGCCCCTACCAACCCCTAGAGGAGACGAATCCGAACAAGACTTTGTAAGTCGCTTTATGGGCGATGAGGAGGCAGTTTCAAAGTTTCCCGATGAAACACAGAGGGCGGCGGTTGCTTATAGCACCTACCGCGATGAGGAGATGGAGGCAGAGGAATTGGAGTTGCCGGGAGTTTCAATCCTAGAAGAAGGTGAAGCTAAAGGGCATGACTTATTCGTGGACAAGGTTAGCCTAGAAAAAGCCTTAGAGATTATGAAGGCCGCCAAGAACGGCGTTAAGGTAAAGATGAATCATGGCTCTGGTTTGCACGATTGCGTGGGGTTCGCCCGCAATCCTCGCATCGAGGGCAACCGCCTAGTGGCCGACCTACGCCTACTCCGCAACTCTCCCCATTATGGCCTCATCAAAGAGATGGCCGCAGAAGCTCCCGACCAGTTCGGCGTTTCCCTAGCTTTCGTGAACGAATCCGAAACCATTGACGGCAAAGACTACATTCGACCGCAATCTATCGCTTCCGCCGACCTAGTTTCAAGCCCTGCGGCAACCAATGGGCTTTTTGAAGAGATGGTGAAATTCATGCAAAAATTCGGCTATATGGCCGGAGG